TGACCCATTAGGTGAATTTACGTTAGATATAACGGGTTCTACAAGTGGTGTAAAAACATTTACATTGAGTTTAGATCAAGCATCTAACAAATACGTAACTAAAGTTTTAGGTACAACTGTATTTGGAAAGGATAAAAAAGACATTCCTCTTTATGTTGGTGAAGTTTTTCCTGAAACATTAAAAGCCCTTTATGAAAAAGGTTTAGTTAGAGGTTTAAACACAACACTCACATATACCTCTGAAGGTAACAACTTTGTGGGTCAGTGGGAAACACCGGCATCACCAGTAGTTGTATCTGAGGTACGAGGTGGAACAGTTAACGATTTATTTAACTTCATTAGTATATCTGATGGTAACGCAGCAAACACACAAGTTAAGATCACATTCCAAAATATTGATCTTGAGACTGGAGACTTTGACATCGTAATTAGAGATTTCAACGATAAAGATGATAATCAAAATGTACTTGAGAAATTTACAAGATGTACTATGAGCCCTGATTTACCGGGTTATGTAGCAAGAAAAATTGGAACATCGGACGGTGAGTATGAATTGAGATCTAAATATGTAATGTTAAACTTATCTGTAAACGCACCTGTAGATGCAGTACCGGCGGGATTCAAGGGATATAACTCCCATTCTTTTGGTAACGTGACTCAGGGTAGTATACTTTATAAAACAAAATACAACCTTGCCGGTGATGTGACAGGTTACACCGCTAACGGTGAATCTAAAATTGTAAACGCCGATAGAATAAGAAAAGTTTCACTTGGTATATCATCTCAAATTGGTTTTGATAGTGATATCTTAGAATATAAAGGTGATGGAACATCAACTAAAACTTACGGTTTTCACTTATCAACAAACGCATCTACCATTACAGGAGATACAACATACCACACTACATCTTACGATTTAGAAGGTACAGATAAAGGTTTATTGGAAAATAAACTATATAGAAAATTCACATTAGCAATGAGTGGTGGGTTTGACGGTTGGGACATCTATAGAGGTACCAGAACTAACGGAGACGGTTATGTCTACGGTAAAAACACCTATGTAAGTGGTAACACAAATAATGGTGGTGTGTTCAGTACAACGGTTGGTAACTCTGACTATTATGCTTATCAACAAGCAATCGAAACATTCTCTAATCCTGAATCTGTAGATATTAACATATTTGCAACACCAGGTATTGATTTTGTAAATCATAGTTCATTAGTTAATAGTACAATTGAAATGATTGAAGGTGATAGAGCGGATTCACTTTATATAATTAACCCACCTAATACTGATACTGTTGATGAAATAATCGACCAATTGGATATTGTTGAGTTAGACAGTAACTATTCAGCCACTTACTGGCCTTGGATTCAAGTACGTGACACAGAAAATGCAACACAAATATACCTACCACCAACAGGTGAGGTTCTTAAAAACATTGCATTAACAGATAATGTATCTTACCCATGGTTTGCAGTAGCGGGTTACTCAAGAGGTTTAGTAAACGCAATTAAGGCGAAGAAAAAACTTACTTTAGAAAATAGAGATGATTTATATAAAGCAAGAATTAATCCAATTGCAACATTCTCCGATACAGGAACTATTATTTGGGGTAACAAAACTCTACAGGTTAAAGAATCTGCACTTGATAGAATCAACGTAAGAAGATTGTTGTTAAGAGCGAGAAAATTAATTTCAGCGGTTGCGGTACGATTGTTATTCGAACAAAACGACGAACAAGTAAGAAATGAATTTTTGAGATTGGTTAATCCTATTTTGGAATCAATTAAAAAGGAAAGAGGACTTTATGAATTCCGTGTAGTTGTATCAAATGATCCAGAAGATCTTGATGCTAACACACTTAGAGGTAAGATTTACATCAAACCAACAAGAGCACTTGAATTTATAGATGTTGAATTCTTAATAACACCAACTGGTGCATCATTTGAGAATATATAATAAAAAAAAAGAGAGGGAGGTACATTAGTACTTCCCCCTCAAAGTAAAAATTGAGATGACACCCAGTATATTACCAGTACAAAGCAAATAATAATTGATATTTAAATAAAAATTATATATATTATATAATTAACTTATAAATCTTTAGTAATTGCTACCGGTTTTACTGGGTAAATAAAAAATACGAAATAAAATTGACAAAGTCAACTCAATTGATAATAAATTTAAAAATATTTCACTAAGGGATATATTTATAATAAAGAATAACTAAAGAAAACAAATATAAAGACATGGCAGATTTATTAATGAAAATGCCGGTTCCCTACGAACCGAAAAGAGTTAACCGATTTATCGTTCGATTTCCATCATCATTGGGAATCAATGAATGGTATGTAACATCGGCAGCAAGACCGAGTGCTAAGATCAACTCGGTGGAGATACCATTTTTAAATACCTCAACTTATGTTGCTGGTAGATTTACATGGGACACCCTAAGAGTTAAATTTAAAGATCCTATCGGACCGTCTGCGTCACAAGCGTTGATGGAATGGTTTAGATTACATGCAGAGTCCGTTACAGGTAGAATGGGTTACGCTGCGGGATATAAAAAAGATATTGAATTAGAAATGTTAGACCCAACTGGTGTTGTGGTTGAAAAATGGATTCTCCAAGGAACATTCATGCAAGACTTGAACTTTGGTGAATTAGATTACAACAATGATGCACTTGCAACTATTGATTGTACATTGAGAATGGATAGATGTATCCAAGTTTACTAATAAAATAATCTGTCAAATATATTAAGGGGACCACTATGGTCCCTTTTTTTTGTTTAAAACTTTACTTTAATCTATTTATTCGTTACTATTAAACAATATGGAAGATAAACGTGAATATGTTATAGACCCAAACATCAGTTATGATGTTGTTGAGTTGCCGAGCCGGGGTATTATGTACCCTAATCGAACAAAATCCGTCAAAGTTGCTTATTTAACTGCGGCAGATGAAAATATCCTGTCTTCACCAAACTTAATTGCAAGTGGAGAGGTAATTAATGAACTACTTAAAAGAAAAGTTCTTACTAAAGAAATTGCAATTGAAGATATGGTTGAAGAAGATAGACAAGCTATTCTTATCTTTTTACGTAATACTGCATTTGGTTCTGAAATTGGAATGAGATTAACAGATCCAAAAACAAATGAAGAATTTGAAACAGTAGTTGATTTATCTGAACTTACATACAAAGAGTTCAACTTAGTTGAAGATGAGAACGGACATTACCCATTTTTCTTAGAAAAAAGTAAGGTTGATGTTACATTTAAATTCTTAACATCTAAAGATGAGAAAGAATTATCTCTAATTGCTACCAGTTGGAATGGTCAAGGTACCGCACCAGTTGTTACTAAGAGATTAGAAAAATTGATACAATCGGTAAAAGGAAATAAAGATCCTATGAATATTAGGAATTTTATTGAAACAATGCCAATCGTTGATTCCCAAAAGTTCAGACAATATGTGAAGGACAATAAACCTGGGGTGGATTTGTCCCGAACAATTTACGCCCCATCAGGAGAAGAAGTTACGTTCAACGTAAACTTCGGGGTGGAGTTTTTTCGTCCTTTCTACGGATTATAGGAGTAATCGGCTCACTGAGATCACATTCTTAGTTCAAAACGGGTTTACACACGTGGATATTCTCAATATTCCGGTGTTTGAACGAAAATACTATATTGAAAAAATTATAGAACTTAAAAACCCTAAATCTTAATATTTATTGATATGGCAGTAAACAATGATAGGATTGAAAGAATAGTAAAAGATTGGGCAAAATCTGAAACTGTTGCAGGTAGACCCCCAAATGGGGATGCGATGCTGGCAAAAACACTTGCAGTTACTAAATCCGAAGCCGATAAAAATACGGGGAGTACCACAGATGTTGGGGAAGGTGCAATTGCTAAAATTATCAAAGCATCTGCAGATACCGACCAATACGCATCTGTTAATAGTAATACATCAATACAAGAATTCGCTACTTTATATACTCAAGCAAAAAAGGAGGGAGATAATCCAATATCACAATTCTTTTCAGGATTATCAAATTTAGCTGGAAATCAAGGTGAATTATACGCAAAAGAACAAGTGTATATGTTACGTCAGGTAAACGCAGAAATGGGTTTAACCGGTAAATTTTCAAAAGATTTTAGAGATTCGTTAAATGAAACAATTCCTGCATTACAAGGAATGGGTCTTGGCGTATCTGATATTGTTGAACATACGAAAGAGATGGTTGATAATTCAGGTAAGTTTGCATTTATATCAACCGAATCACAGATTAAGGCGGCTGAAATCGCTACCGCATTTGGAATGACAATGAAAGAACTTGCGGGTTCTTACAAATCGTTTGAAGATGTTGGTATTGGTGCTGTTGGTGCCGCTGAAGCAATTGGGAATGCGGGAAAGGAATCGTTGGAACTTGGGTTACAATCACAAACAACAATTAAAGGTTTACAAAATAACATCGAAAAACTAAATCAATTTGGTTTCCAAAAGGGAATACGAGGTTTAGAAGAAATGGTAAGAAAATCAACAGAATTTAGAATGAGTGTTGATAGTGTCTTCAAAGTGGCTGATAAAGTATTCTCACCTGAGGGTGCACTTGAAATGGCGGCTAACCTACAAGTGGTTGGTGGTGCTATGGGATCGTTAAATAACCCACTTGAAATGATGTATATGGCAACTAACAACGTTGAAGGTCTACAAGATGCTATAATTAAATCCTCAGAAAGTCTTGCTACGTTCAATAACGAAACGGGTAGATTTGAAGTTGTAGGTGTCAACCTTAGAAAGGCTAAGGATATGGCGGACGCTACTGGTATATCACTCGCTGATCTTACTAAAGGTGCAATTGCTGGTAATGAAAGAATGCAAGCAATGAATGATATGTCAGGAATTGACGTTCCTGAAGAAACAAAAAGGTTCCTTACAAACATTGCCCAAATGAAAGATGGGGAAATGACAATTGCTCTTAAAGGTGATGCTGCAGATAAACTCTCAAAAATTGCCCCAAATGGTGAAATTAAGATGAGTGACATGACAAACGACATTGCGAAAGTACTAAAGGAATATCAAGACGACTTTAAGATCTTGAGTCCTGAGCAAATTATTGAACAACAAGCAAATGCGGTTCAAAACATCATGAGAGATGTAAATATGATTTTAGGTACTATGAGACTTAAAGGGGCTGGTGTAGCCGATAGTGCAATCAATAAGTTGTTTGGTATGGACTCTAAAGACTTAGGAAATTTAATAAGCGGTAAGAGTGAGGAAGGTAAAGATTATATAACCACATTCATTGAGAAAGGTATGTCAGGAATAAACAAGATGATAGATCATGTGGGAGACTCGTCTAAAGACATCAAGGAGTCACTCGCTGCCGATAAAAAACAAACGGGAGGTACATCAGGAAACAACACCCAAGAACATATACATACAGTTAAATCTGATGTTACCTTAGGAGCCTACCAAAGACAACTACAGAGTAACCCACAATATTGGGCCGATTTAATGAAGAGTTCTTCAAGAAGTTACACACCAAGTAATTAATAAAATTTTACTTTTGAATCTATTTATCTAATAAAATAAGATATGCCAAGTTATTTAGATTTTGATTCGACGAAAGTGTTTAGGGATTCTATACTTGCAAGGACTTTACAACAACCCAACGGACCACAAACATTCAATAGTGGTGCATATACAGTTGAGAATTTAAGAGACCAAGCAAATGTTGATCCAGGAGACGTTGAGACAAACTTACAAACCTATTTATCGATTCCTGAGAACCTTAATACTTTTGGTGCTGACGAGTTCAGTACTGTTACAGGTTTAAGAAACTTAGTTGGAATTGATGATTTGGGTTTATACCCTTATTATACCGCGGGTTCATACAATAATTTAATTAGTATTATGACTACCAATGATTATGATTCGGAGTCTAAACTAATGCAATTTGCAGCTTGGAATATCAAAAACAACAAACAAGGTCCTGTTCTCGCAAGAATTACACAAAATTTAGTTGCCGCAACATATGGTAGGGTAAGGTTGTTAGACGCATTAAACGGTAACACAGCCACCGCAATTAATTTAATTACAGGTCGAGAAAACCTAATAGAAAAAAATTACCACATTACTGTCGCTAAAACATTGGCGGGTAAGGCAATAGATTTTTTACAAACTGTTGCGGGTGTGGAATTCCCATGGAGTGAAATACCGGGAGATTATTTAACAAACCCAAGAAACCCAATAGTTAATAGACCTGAAGCACAAACAGGTGCTGGAAAAATACTTCAAGATATAACGGGGGCATT